ATTATGTTACCGATACAGAAACCTTCACCGTGACCACTATCCATTATAAACTCAGTTGCCTGAAATTTATTTTGTGAATAGTGTTCACCGTAAGTGTTATCAATATAGAGTTTAAGTTCATTAAGTATTCTATCTTCACTATACTTATAGTCTATATCACATCTCATGATTACAATTTACCCGTTAATTCTGCAACTTTAGGCATGTTACCCGTGAATGGATATGTACCAATATGTTGTGTTTTCATCCATGGACATAAGTAGATTTCTCCACCAATCTTACGCCACATCTGACAGAACATATAATCTTCAGATAGATAACGATCTGAACCTCCACCAACGATTGAGTCTTTAGTATCAATCACTGTATCAAAGTATGCATGAATGTATCTTGAACCATCAAAATTTGCTTGACCAACATGATCAGGTTTATAACGAATAGTGGGATAGGCTTCTCGCATCTTATCAAATACTTCACGTTTAACCATCATAAAACCTGTACCAATTTCTAATACTTGAAGTGGTTCAGTTACAGAAAAGTTTTTAGTACCATGAACAACATTAAACACATAATCACCAACAACATATTCTAAATCTTTTGGTGGTAGATCAGGATGTTTTCTTGCGGCTTCTGCTACATTATTCCAATTGATAGATTTTTTAGGGTAAGGTCCACCAATCACTTCTTTATCTAATGCCATCAAAGCAATTACATCTTGCGGGTTGAAATGAACATCAGAATCAATGAAGAGTAGATGAGTGCATTCCGAACGGAGAAATTCATCTACAAGATAATTACGTGCCCGAGTGATAAGAGATTCATTAAACAAAAATGAAAACTTAACATCAACACCATACTTAATCATCATTACTTGTAAATCAAGGCACGATTTCATATACATGCCATATGACATACCGCCATACATTGGGGTTGCCACAAACAACTTAAACTGCTTTAGATCATCTAATTTAACTTTTATTTCCATAGTATATCCATTATTAAAAAGAGGGTGATACAATTATATATGCATCACCCTATAAAATTTACACTACAGATTAGGCAAATGCACTAGCGCCCAAAGAATGATACGCTGCCGAAATCATCTTACGAGTAGGTTTACCTAAACGATAATGATTAACAGATTGACCATTGGCTGATTTTTTAGTGTTACGGTAGATACTATAACCTTCAGCACGAAGCTCTTGAATACGAGCAGAGAAACGCTCAATTCCGAAACGGGTTTTAGCTTCTGACTCAGTAATTTCTTTACCAGATTTAAAAAACTCAATCAGTTTTTCGTTTTGTGAACGAGTTTGCATAATAATTACTCCATTTAATTTTGTGTCGCACTAAGTTTATATTTCAGAGGCGACACATCCCTGAAACTTTATGTATTATACATTAGTTATGTATTATCGTCAACACTTTTACAGGCAAATGTTATTGATTACCATCAGTCCATACGGTAGTGCCTGACAAAGTAGTAGCGTTACCTAGAATTTCAGCAACATTATCTGGTAAACTTGTTTCAGTATTGGATATTCCAGCTGGAGTTATATACACCGATTTCATTGCGGCTTTATAAGAATTTTCTTCAGCCAAACTACTGTCAGGCATAACTGTTTCAGCAGTAACCGTAGGTTTTGCATCTTCATCAATCTTAGTATACAAATCTAAGAATGATCGCTTTGTATCTTCATCAAAACGATTCAAACACAATTCAATTGCTTTCATCTTATCATTAAAGACACCAAACGATTTAACAATATGTACCAAACGGCGAGTAGATATAACTTCATCAGCACCACCTTCGGCAAATGTCTTACGAATAATATCTGCCCATGTTACCAATTTATTTACAAATTCATTATCATCTTTACCAACAGATTGCATCTCTTTAAATAAAATTTTCTTTTCTACTGCAAGTGGTGGCCATTCTTGTTCCATTGTAATCAAGAATCGTTCTAGAAACGCTTCATTCAATACATTAGTGAACATATAACGACCATCTTCAGAACCTTTACCTTTAGTATTTGCGGTAGCAATTACAGTAAAACCTTCTGCAGGTGTTACTACTTCATTTTTCTTTTTCAATAAGAATGGTTTACCTTCAAATACACGCTGTAAACATGATAGATTAGCGGCACCATAATCAATCTCATCAATGCATAATACTGCACCTTGTCGTGCCGCAACTGTTACTGGACCATCTCGCCATTCCATTTGACCATTAATCAATACATAGTTACCCAACAAATCACTTTCATCGGTTTCTGGTGTCATTGAAATACAAACAAATTTACGACCAATCTTAGCACATGCCTGTTCGGCAGACATTGTTTTACCATTACCTGATTGACCAGTAATCAATAGAGGAAAGAATTGATTGGAACTTACAATGTTTAATAGATCATTGAAGTGACCAAAAGGTACAAAATTCTTATAGATTGAAGGTACTAAATTATTACTTTCCAAATCAGTAACAACATTAGTAATTCGATTGCCTTGTTTAACTTCTATCATTGGTTCTTTTTTCATATTAACAACTTGTCCTACCATTTGCACTGTAGAATCGGTCACAGGTATTTTATACATGCCACGACCAATACGACAAGTTGGATCTTTAATTAACCATTGTGGTCGTTTTAGATTATTTTGTTTACAAATGGCATTAATCTCTTGCCGACTTAATTCTGTTTTACCAGATTCGATTGCTAGTTTAACAAACTTCTCACGAGCATCACTCATTTTCTTACTCATAATATATATACTCCCAATGTCATTTAAGATACAACCATTATACTACATGTATTACCGAATGTCAAGTGATATACCTATAGATTTTTACTATAAGAATCAATAACTTAAGCGGCAATTCTCTCAATAAACTGTGTTGCTAAGACTCTATTGGACTGTTTTGCTTTATTTAATTTTGAAAATGCAGTTTTTAACTTACCAGTAGTAAAATCACCTTCAACTTTTAATTCTTCATCACCAATTACAACATCATTACCGCCACGAATGATATAGAAAGCATCATATCCAAGATTGTGTGATATAACAAAATTATTTTTTCGCATATCTTTTACTAATACATCTAACAATTCTTCACGAACATCATAATGAGAAGTTGGATTTAGTTTTTTCGCCATATCTTCAACAGACAAACCACCTTCATATCTATAATCAGTCAAGAAATAACTACGATTAGGTCTTTTTGTAATAAAAAATCCAAAGATTTTAGTATTAGTAGTTTTTGAAAACCAATCAAATATCACAGGACGCAATGAATCATTATTATCCATTTTCTTTTGATATTTTGTTTTCTTATCTTGAATAATTACATTTTGTGCTACAGCAGAAAATCTTTGAATACCATTCATACCATCTTCTTTAACATATGTATTAGTCCAATCGGCATCACCATCATGCACAATACATAAATTCACTAAATCTAAATTGTTTTTCTTACGAAAATCATTAACTGTATCACGTAATGCAATCAGTGATTCTGTTAAAGGTGTATTAGATAATCCTTCAGAGTTTGGAAGAAGATATAGTCTATTACTTTGGTATATTTTCTTTAACCCCAAAATATTTTTAACACATTTTAGATATTCTGCACTACTCATGTTAGAATTTAAGTATTCTCTTAAGTATACTCCGTTAAATGCAATATCATTATCATTTTTAATAAAAGATTGTTCTTTACGTAAATCTTTACATAAACCATCAGCAGTATCATGCATACGACCATTGATATCATTACCAAATCCATATAAAACAAATGGAATGTTTACTTTCTTACAGAACATACTTAAAATTAAAATTTGTTCTAATGCCGATGCCATATTATAACTCATACTACCTGAACGATCTAATAATAATACTAATCCATGAGATTTACCTTTAGGCAATTGCATCATCTTACGAAAGATATTATCATCTAATTTGTATTTGTAAATATTGTTAATATCAATGTCACCAGTATTAGATATTTTCTTTTTAGCAAATGATTTCGCAGCTTTACGCATTTCAAATTCTTTCGCTAACAATGAAATATATCGGTCATTCTTATTCTTAAATTCTCTCAATTCAGTTTCAAGATTAAATACTTCAAAAGTTTCTGGTGTTAAGAATTCATGAACACGTTTTGCTGGTGTAAAAATACCTTTAGGATTTGCAATAGGAATATTCAAATAGATATATTCTTTACATTTTTCATCTAATAATGCACTTTCATTATTGCGAAAATTTTGATCTGTTTCACAAGTTGGTTCAAAATCAGGATCATATTGGTCTTCCATTGAACCTTTAGATTCTTTGAAACGATTAGGTGTATCACCATCAGTTTCTTCATTTTCTTCATTTTCTTCTTCAGATTGTTCATTAGAGGGAATTGTGGTACTTTCTTCACTGTTTTTTTCAGTTTCAGTATCATCAAAGTCCAAATCATTTTGATCAAAATCAAATCCATCATGACTACCAAATTCATTGGTAAAATTACTTAAAGTATTTTCTTGTTTATCTTGTTGTTCTTTTTTAGAATAACCAAATAATTCTTCAGCAACACGGACAACATCTTCCCATGTTTCACATTTTTCTACTTTACTTAATAATTCAGTTTCAATATCAGTAAAAGTAATACCCAAAAATGTACCGCCTTTTGTATAAAGATTAATTTTATCAATAAGAGGTAATGAATTAACATCTTCATTTTTAATACCAAAAAAGTCTTTATCAATTAACTGTTTGTAAGCATTGATAAATGATTTTTTAAGACCAGGATAACGCCGTTTGATTTTCTTTTCAATACGGGCATCTTCAACAACATTCAAAAATGTTTTAAAGTTTTTAGATTGATTCTCAATAACTGCATCATGCCAACCTTCTTCAGGTGTCTCTAATGCATGACCAACTTCATGACCCATCAACAAATCATAAAGATCACCACTCATATCAGTCCAAATAGGACAATTCAATACACGAGTTTTCAGATTAAACGATGCAGTTTGAATTTTAGCATGTTGAACCGTGATGTTTTCAGTGGCAAGTAACTTTGCTAATTGTGATTTCGATTCAGTAGAATAGTTTTCCATATTGATCTCTCTATTAATATACAATCATTATACATTAACTGAATCCAATGTCAAGCGCTATGTAACTCTTTGATTTTATTAAGGTTTATAGAAGATAAAAATAGGTTCGTATTTTAACCACATTTTGTCATTGATTTTACAGAAGTTTTTTGCTTTTGGCAACCCAGTTATTGGGTCTAATCTATTACCGCCAGGCATTTGTGCAAGTGCCATTTTTAATTTACCTTTGTATATCATACCTAATGATAATAGATAGTCAATAGAATCTTGTTCTAATGGCAACATATCACCATCAAATGCAGCATCGGCAATGTTCCATAACAGATATCTATCATTACGTAAATATTCTACACAAGTATTCAATGTCTTTTTAAGAAAACCATCACGCCATAAATCATATTGAGAAAACTTCTTGTATGATTGTGCATCATCTTCAGAATATGCTTCTTTAGAAAAATAAGGTGGTGATGTAAATATCATATCTAACTCACCTTTATATTTCTGAAATTCTGGATCATTATGTATTTCTTCTGAACCATGTTGAAATATTTGATAGGTATGTGTTTTAGGAAATAATCCTGTTGCACGATATGTCTTTGTATTAAAGAAATCTGCAAATTCATGATACTTAGTTCTACCAGTTGTAGTGTTATGATCTGTATTAGGATCAGTACCAATGTAATGTATATTTCTAGAATCATCTACAGATAATGCACCTAATAGTCTACCACCCCAACCAGATGATGGGTCATAGATATTAATTTGGTCTTGTTTCTTAATATGGTCTGTAAATCTTTCATAAAGAAACTTGGCAGTTAATGGTGGGAAATTAACTGCATATTGACAGAACGATACACGAAATGCTTTTAGTCCAATAGGAAATATCTTTTGTCCTTTTTCATATAACCGAATTCGAAATGATTGTGCATCTTTATGTTCCACATTTGTGGTACATGATTTAGGAATCAATCCAGGGTTACTTACTTGTAATTGTAATATTTCTTGTTTAGTAATACGTAGATAATTTTGATTCTTCAATTCTTCAGTGTAACCAGTATATTCTTTTTCTTCATTAGGTTCTAACCAATAATCATGTGTATTATATGTTCTTGCTTTAGTTTCAAACCATTGCAAGAATTCATTTGTAGAATTTACTTTGTATACTAAAGAACCCATCTCAATAATCTGATCTTTTTTAATTGGGTTGGAATAATGATAGAAAGAATCTCTTTTGAAATGCCTTGATGCATATGTAATAAATGTATCTAACAATTCATCTTTAGCAAAGTAATCATAGATTGATTTACCTTTGTTTACATCTTTGGTATAGTTAATACGTGTTTTCATCATAGTAGGAAACCATTGATTAACTGCATTACCAACATTACTTGTATTACGAATCACATCAGTTTCACCAGTTAATTCATCTTTAACTAAAAATTTGAATACTGGAAAACTAGTCATCTGATTAAACTGATCTAATATTTCATCTTCATTGTAACCAACTCTTGGTGGTTGTCCTTTTTCATCCCATAGACTAACAATAGTTTTACGAAGTTGAATTGCCCATTCACGGAATTCATCTTTAGTCATTGCAAGTATTTCTTCAAACTTTTTATTAGATTCAGATTCCAATAATTCAGTATTCTTCTCATAAAAATATTTCATATATTTACCATTTCAAATTTATAAACAACACCAGGTATAGTACCTTCAGACCAACTTATATCTCCAACTTTTTTCATACCATTTTTTTCATAGAATCTTCTTGCTCTATCATTTTCTGCTCTAACTGTTAACCAAACTGCAGAATTCATTTCATAAAAAAACTTAGATAATATTTTAGATGCATTACCAGAACCTTGTGAATTAGTTAAAATTTGTCCTATATGTGCATCACCTTTTTGTGCTTCAACATTACCAATCTTTTGTTTTCTCTTATATACACCAAATACAATTACAACACCATCTTCTAAAATAATATTATTATTTTCTAATTTTCTTTTTAAATAATCTTGTCTAATGTGTGGAAAATAACTTTTCTTATAAAGACTAAAAATTGAATTAATTGTAGATAAATCTGATATTGTAGCTATAATCATTGCAGTATTAACTCTCTCATTGTTTGATTAGAATAACAATCAATTACTAAATGTAATCTATCTTGTTCCCACATATTATGCACTTCGTGTGCTTTAGTTACATCTGTATAATAATAAGTACCAGTTTCTAGAAAGTAATCACATTTTTGTTTTCCATCATATAAAGAAAATACAACTTTTGGATCAGTCTTAATTGGTACATGAACACGAATAATTTCTCCATCTTCAAACCCAATAGTTTTATCAATTTTATCTGTATGTTTTTCAATTTTAGTTCCTGCTTTTAATCTCATCACACGAACCCTTTGAAACTCTGCAGGTATTTGTTTCAAAATTTCATTCAAAGATTCCATTTCTGGAACAAATCGTAAGGTAGTATCCTGTAATTCACCCTCTTCAAGATTACTCTTTAATACTCCAGGTTTCAAAATATTTTTATAATCATTACTATAACCTCTTAATGAAATTGCTTCCCAATTTCCATTATTGTATTTTGTTTTAACTAATGAAAGTGTTAGACCTTCAATACATTTTACTGATACACTTAAATCTTTTTCGTATTTAGGAATATTTAATTGCTTTAATATTGGTCTTTTCATTTTTTTATTCTTGTATATTGTTTAATTAATTTATCTTGTTTCTTTTTTGCCATCTTCAATGCAAGAGGACCAACATGTTCAGTAAATAGAGAACCATTCATATGATCTAATTCATGTTGAAAGCATTGAGCAGTAATACCATCAAAATCTATTAATTTTTGTTCTCCCGATTCTGTATAGTATACTACTTTTATTGATGTATGTCTAGCGATATTTAATGTTAAACCAGGAAAACTTAAGCAACCTTCTTTTAATTTGGCAACTTCTTTACCTGTCTCTACAATTCTAGGATTAATACATGCCATTTGAAAGTGTTCATTACCAATAATAAAAACTCTTTCTCTTATCCCACATTGATTGGCAGAAATACCAATGCCACCATATAATTTCATTGTCATTTTTAATCGTTTAATTAAATGTGACATATGATAATTTGGTAATGAAGTTTCATCATATTCAGGTATTGGTTCATGTAATGCTGGATGCGATGGGTCTACTAATTTGTATGGAAGAATATCTTCTTCTTTTGGTGTTGCTGGTATTCCAAATCCTGTATCAATCGTTAAAATATCACTCATGTTGTTATCCTTGAAAAATTCTTTACCTTCTCAAATTTAATTACTGACCTAAACTTATCTTGTAATATATCACCTTTATGGCTAATTACAAATAAATTTACATCTTCTAACATATGCAAGATGTTCATTAAATACTCTGTACCATTTGCATCTAAACTAGAATCAAATATTTCATCTAATATTAACAGATTAGTATTTGCAGAATTTTTTAACTTTGCAATTGTTCTCCATGTCAACATCAATGCCATATCAATTCTTTGCTTTTCACCTTCACTAAATGATTCATAACTAAATGCATCACGGTGTCTTGATTTAATTGTTTCTTTGAATGATTCATCTAAATTAAAATTAACAAAGAAATCAAATGTTGCTAAATGTTTGTTTACAACTTTATTAATAATGGGTAAATATTGTTTGATAATCTTAGTCTTAATACCAGTATCTTTGAGTAAACCTGAAGCGGCTTCATAATATGTTTTTTCATCAATCAGTTCTTTCTTCTTTTGTAATATCACTTCTAATTCAATATTTAATTCTTTTAATTTAGTATTTTCTACTTCTAAATTATCTTGTTTAGATTTCAATGATTCAATTTGAGATTTCAACTTTGAAATATATTTGTTTGTTTCTGTAATAGAAGTTGTGTTAGTAGCATTACTAATTTGTAATTTCTGTATTTCTTTTTGTTTTAATGTAATCTCATTCAGTCGTTCTTGTTCTGCCAATAATTTTTCTTCTAATATTTTTAATCCCGATTCAATTTCGGCAACTCTATCATTATTCTCTTTGATTTGTTGTTCTTTAAACCCCAAGGCAATTTCTTGCTTACAGGTTGGACAATTATCATTCTGTTCAAAGAAACCAATATCAGATTTATATTTGGATAAGTTGTTTTCAATCTGAGATTCAATTTTTGAAAATTTCTTGAGTCTAGTCTCAACTTCAATTTTGTTTTCCACGTAGGTTTGTAATAAGTTGATTGAGTTGGATGTTTGTTCAATTTTGCTTTGTAACTCATGTATGTCAGTGTTATACAATTTGATCTGATTATCATATTCTTCTATTTTCTCTTCGTTAGTTTTTTGTATACTTTTAATATGTGTATTCTGAATTTCAATCTTAGTTTCTACAATATGTAATTTAGAATTAGTATCTGTAATTTGATCTTTGTTACCAGATACTTTATCTTTCAATACAGTATTCATTGTAGAAAATATTTGTATATCTAATAAATCTTCAATGATTGACCTACGATCATTTGCAGATAATTGCATGAATGGTACAAATGATGCAGAACCCAATATAACAATCTGTGTAAATGATTTGTAGTTTAATTTCAGAATAAACTTTTCTAAGTATTCTTGATAATCTCTACTTGCAGCATCTTGATTCAGTAAATCTCCATCTTGATATATTTCAAAAATATTAGGTTTGATACCACGAACAACTTTATATTTTTTATTACCAATACTAAATTCACATTCAATGATACAATCTTTTTGATTAATAGAATTGATTAGTTGTGGTTTATTAATACTTCTAAATGCTTTACCAAACAAAGAAAAACATAATGCATCAAGCATCGTAGATTTACCTGCGCCATTAGAACCAACAATTAAAGTATTAGATGATTTTAAAAAATCAATCTCTGTAAAATAATTGCCGGTACTGATGAAGTTTTTATATCTAATTTTTTTGAATACAATCATCAATCTACTCTTTCAACATTTACCGCTTCTACGTATAGTTCTTTCATTAGACTTTTAAGTATATCAGGTTTTACATTCAATGTCAAGCCGTCAATATACTTATTTAAGATAGTCATAGTATCTTCTGCTTGATTTACCAATTCTTCATCATTGGCAACTGAAGTATCTGTAAAATCTTCAACTATACCAATATCTGCAACACCTACTTTATATAAATTATCCATTACCACATCAAACAGATATGGGTTCTGTTTATTGATTACTACAATCTTTATATAGGCATCTTTCAATTCTTCATAATTAAAATTCTTCCAATAGGCAAACTCTTGTGTTGTATCATCATATTGTAATTTATGAAACATTCTATATGGATTAGGTATAAATTCTAATTCTCTTGTCTCAGTATCAAATACATGAAACCCTCTTTGGTCATCATAGTCTGCCCATGTAATTTCATATTGATTACCAAGATAAGTTATATTGCCATTAGTTGATTTGTGATGAAAGTGACCAGACAATACAATATCAAATCTATTAAACAATGCCATATCTAAACCAGTTTGACATACATTACCACGATCCATTTCAAAACCAGATATCTCAAAATGACCAAATACAATTTCACTCTTAGTGCTATTTAAAAAATCTATACTGCTTTGATAATTACTAGAATTAATCCATGGCATCAATGCAACATTAACACCATCATATACTTTTTCAACAGGATCAATGTATACGTTTACGTTATCGTAATGCTCAAACAATTCATTCATGGCATTAATTTCATTCGTATTCTTGTATGTGACATCATGGTTACCCACAATAACATCCATTTGAATATTATTCTTTAATAATCTATCAAAGAATCTTCTACGCCAAGAATTTAATGTAACATAATTAATAAATTTTCTACGATCAACAACATCACCTAAATGGCAAATATGTGTAATATTATTTTCTTTTAAGTATGGAAAGAATACATTTTCCCAAAATTTAAAAAAGAATTCATTGAATATTGCACTGTCACCTCTTGCACCCGCATGAGTGTCATTTATTAAGGCTATTTTCATCAAATTCTCCTCTTACCATAAACTCTCTTGTATAGGTTCGTCTACGTAATTCACTACTGCTAAAGTGATGATCTCTACGATTAAAATATATTTCAATACCTCTACCAGCACAGATATCTTTTGCCGTGAATTGTTTTTCTTTATATTCATCACCAATGATTCTAACTGATATTGGAAATGAACGAAAGATTTCTTCTAAGTCACTCTCGTATGTGTATGGTATAATCTGATCAACATATGTAACTGCTTTAAGTTGAATATACCTTTCAACTATACTTTGAATAGGTTTATTTTTTTCTTTCCGATCTATAGATGGATCAGTTTGTAAACCTACAATTAAAAAGTCACATTGAGTCTTTGCTTCTTCTAACATCAATATGTGACCAGCATGAAGTAAATCAAATGCACTACATGTAAATCCAATTCTCATAATAATCTCCTTAAATATCAGGTAGCTCTTTCACATCTAATTCAATAAAATTTTCAATACCTTTAATCTTTACTTTCTTTTTATTCTTTTTAGTTTCTTCAAAAGTATGAATAAATTCTGATATGTTATCATACATCTGAAACTGTTGCATATGCCCATTCTCATCTTCAAACATTTCACCTTCATCTAATAAACCAAACTGTTCTGTTGCTTTGTATTTTACATATAATTGTTTTTTCTCTTTGGCAATTCTTCGTAGAAATGCAAAGTAAATAATCTGTGTAAAATAAGCAAATGGATTAGATGATTTGGCAGGATCAAAGTTTCTGAAATACATTATACAGTTTTCAATTCCATCTGCAATCATTTCATCTCTGAATGAATAGGAACCAAAGTTTGGTTTTCTGGATAGATGTTCTGCAATTTTAATAAAACATTCACCAATATAGTTTGGTACTATAGGGTCTGGTTTATTATTCTTTTTAGCATCAGCACACTTCTCAGTGTATTCGTTTAATGCTTTTAAAAAATCTGGATTGTTGATGTAGTGTGCTTTTTTCTTACTCATAATGTTTACCTCAGTTTGTGCTTGACAGGTTATTCAATCGTTGTTATAATGGTGGTGTCTTCCGTTAATGTAATATTCTCTTCTTATTACTTAATACTTCTTTAATCGTTTCAATACTCTCTACATACTCTGAGAACTCTTCTTCTGAAACATCCTCTTCTTCATCATCTGCATTTAAACAATTCTCAATGTGATCAGATTCTTCAATAACACATTCATTCAAATCAATCACTGCTTTATTATAATAATTAATAAGGGATTCTTTAGGTTCAAATACAGTTAATACATCAGTAGAATATACTGAAGCAATATTATGTTGAACAATCTCTACAGGTAACCAAGGTACCATCATCATTACTGATTTACCAGTAATTTGTCTTTTGAATAATACTGTCATAGGATTGTTAAGAATAACAGTACCTTCTTCTTTATCTTCTATCATAGATGCAATTATATCTTCACCTGACTGCATCCTTATTATTTTTATATTATCCATTTTTCATCTCTATATTATAAAACTTATAATTAAACTTTTCACCATCATACATTTTAACACGTCCAACGAAATGATGCAAGGTGTAATTGGTATGATTACCTATTCTAAAGTCATCAGAGATATCATAAAGAACTGCTTCTTCTTTATTATCACCTAATCTGAGTCCACGACCAATTGATTGTAAATTACGAATTCTTGATTTAGAAGGTGATGCAAATACCACATTATGCAAATTACGTATATTGATACCAGTTGAAAATGTACCATATGAAGCAACAATAATGGCATCTGTTTCACGTTCAGTTATATCTCTAATAGATTCTCTAACTTCAGTATCAGTACCACCATATACAAAAAATACTTTACGTTTACCTGTTTCTTCTTTTATAATACGATATAAAACTTTGCCATGTTTCTCAACAAATTGAAATAGTATTAATGAATTACCTTTCAACGACAAGGCAAGATTCTTTATAAATGCGTTTCTTGCTGTGTTCAATACTATATATTCGATCTCTTGTTTGTAGTCCCACTTCTTAGACAACTTACAAACCTCTTCTGTATATTTAAGTATTAAACATTTAATTTTAAATTTAGATAACTGTTTGTTATCCATTAATTCTTTTGTTGTAGTTGCTTTGTATACTGGTCCAAATAAACCTTCTAATACTAATCTATGTGTTTGTGTACCATCAAGTGTACCAGTGCAACCTATTCTATATTCTGCAAGTGAAAGACCAGTCATTATAGTTGTCAATGATTTTGCTTTGAATTGATGTGCCTCATCTCCAAGAACAAAATCAAACTGTTCAAAATAATCTGGTGAATTTTTATAAATTGATTGCCATGTAGTGATAGTAAGAAATTTGTTTATTGATTTATCTTTACCCGAATACTGTCTATGGCAATACTCTTCAGAATTATAACCATATGATTTGAAATCACTATACATCTGTTCAACAAGAGATGTAGTTGGTACAATTAATAAACCTTTTTTACAATCTGAATATTGTAGATAACTCAATATCAAATATAAAATCAAAGATTTACCTGATGCAGTTGGTGAAACTAACAATAATCTTTTATTACGGATTGCTTGAATGAATGATTTTAATTGGTAATCTCTAACTTCAAAAGGCAAATTTAATGTTGCTATAAATTCTTCTGCTTCTTTTACAGAAAATATATTTGTATTACTGATTGAAGAATCTACATCAAGAGTATATTCTCTTGTTTTACAAAAGTCTTGTATGTATGGAACAAGACCATGATAGATAGTGTAAGACCTTAAATCAGCAAGTCTTATTTTACCATCCCACAATTTATTTTTATATGCAGGAGTAAATTGATATCCTGGTACATAAAAAGTAAAGAAGTCTGCCAACTCTTGTGCTATATTTCGTTCACACTCAAATTGAATATATGCTTCATTTTTTTTATGTAATATTAAATCAGGCACCTTGAATGAATCTTTCCCATGCTATAAAATCTTTTAATTGAAATGTTCTACTATTTAGTTCCTTCATAATACTCTGACATACTTCAACAATTTCATCATGCATAACTTTAATAGCAACAAATTTATTTAAGTCATCATCACTTTCAAGATATGATGCCACTTCAGATTTAAGAACATAAGGGAAAGGTTCCCATCCATATTTCTTAAGTTGTTCATCATCAAGTTTACCTGTATAATATTCCCACTTCACTCTACGCATTTTGTTATACTTAAACTCTGCTTCTTTAGACAACAATCTATGCCTTGAAAGCATGTTCAAGTATTTGCTATGTAATTGTGGTATATTAATTAATTCTCTGCCAGGTTCTGTTCTATCAATGACAGAATCTTTGCGCCACATTTCTAATAATTCATCAAGTTTATTCATAAAAAATCTCCTTATTTAAGGAGTATACACTAGTTAAAACAGTTTGTCAACATTATAATAAGAAAATCTGAATGTGGCATCGGCAGTAATAGGATTATCTGGACTATCGGTAGATGATACAACAAAAGTAGATAAAGAAGTTGGGAAACAATCTACAAATTTAAATCTGTAATATGGTGTATTTGATGATGAATATAACGTCAATGATGAATCGGAGAATTGAGGTCTTTTAAAATTAGATATATTTTTAGATGATCTTGATAAACGAGCATACTCTTCAAACTCAGTTGGAAAAGTTAATGCACGAATCCAATTATGTATTTCTAACCATGCTTTTAATTCTTCATCAACATAAAAGGTAACATTAAACACATCATATATTGCTTTTTCTCCAGGAGAATATAAATCAACAAAAGGTGTTGATCTTTGCACTTCACTCATTGATATACCAGGAATAGCTACACCTTGACAAAAGTATTGCATATTAGGTAATCTATCAAAAGATAATGTAAACTTATTAGGATGTAATAAATTTGGATTTGAAGGTGTTCTCGATAGGGCTGTCATATGTGTATTTATAAAGAAAAAAAAGAGGACTTCTTTTGAAAGTCCTCTTTGGAGATGGTACCCGTATTATTTTTGTTATTATTGGGTACCGTTTTATTACATAATGTTTACGACTTTGAAACCACGATAGTAAACATTGCTTGTTACATTGATAGCGCCGAGGTCTTGTGTTGTACCATTAGCAAATGGGTTAGCAACAATACCGTAACGAGTTTTGAAACCAATCTTTGGTTGGAAAGTATTGGTGTCAACAGCACGAACCATTTGGAGAGGAACGTATGGGCAGTAGAACAAACCTGCGTCATAAGCGTTACTACCTTTATAACCAACAACAGCAAACTCTGCAGTTGAAGAAGCGATAAAGTATGGATCAATGTAGACTTTCAAACGACCAAACATTGTACCAGCAAATGTGTTACCGGTGTCATCAACTGTTAGGTTAACTTGACCTTGTAAAGCAGAATTGTAATCTAACAATCCAGCCATTGCAAATGCAGAAGCAACGTCTGAAGAACAAATTACAACATTACCTTTACCACGACGAGTTTGTTTAGCAATAGTATTTGCTTCACGTTCGATTTGGAATGCCAAACCTTTGATCTTTTCAACCATCCAACGACCGTTAGAATCTGTGTCAAGGTCAAATGTACCAGCACTTGTTGTACCAATTTGAGCACCAACTTTTGCAGAGAAATAAATTGTGCGTAAAACTTCACGATTGATCTCAGCAAGAATTTCTGCAGAAAGAATATTTGCTAATTCTGTTTCAGCGTCAAGACCGTGAACTGCTTTCAAGTCTTGTGCCAATTCCATTGAGTATTCAGCTTTCAAGGCACGTGTCTTAGCAGATACAGTTACTTTCTCGATTGTGAAACCCATTTCAGCAGGTGTCAAATCTTCAGCAGTAGCAGTTGCCATTGCAGTGCAAGCAGCAGCATTACCAGTAAAGGTGTTACTGTTGTAAGCAGCATTGTATGTAACATTCAATGCGGTTTGTGCACCAGAGATACCTGAGAAACCAGTGTTTGCTTCATTGTAGAATGCTTCGATGCCTGAAGAAGCAACATTGCGGTTTGTACCGTATGTTGAACGCATTGCAAAGATCAAGCCAGTAGGACCAGTCATTGGTTGAACGCCACAGATATCGTAAGCGATCAAGTTAGGCAATGAACGGCGTACCAAACTGATAAGAATTGGATCAAAACCAGCAACAGGACCTGCAGGTGATGAACCACCTGAGAAACCGCCTGTACCAGCAGCATTGGTTACTTCGTTGATACCAGCTTCTTTGAGCATGGCTTGTTGTTGATTCTCAAGGACTAACGCTGTAACTGCTCTGCGATATGAATCCTTGATTGGGGTCAATTCTGAATGTTCAAGAACTGGTGCCCATTTTTTTTGTAGGTCTTCCGATAGATACATATAAATCTCCTTTGTTGTTAATTATTTCTTATTACTTTTTGAAATTGCTTGCATGACGGAATTGACATAAGGATCTAAAGATGCCTGATGTTTTTCGGAACCGTCTTCTACCTGTTCATGTAGTTGGTCAGCATCAGCCTTTTTAACATTGCCTGATGGGAAGTAGTTTTCACGGATAGTTTCAAGTTTGTTTTTGTATTCGTCCTCTGTGGAGAATTCAACACCCTCTGCGAGTGATTTGATTTTTTCAACTTGAGTAGCGATCAACCCTTCGGTAACTGCATGGGTAATTTCTTGTTTACGTGATTCAACCAATGACTTCTTGATTTCAATACCACGTTCGATTTCTTCGTTAAGTTGGCCTTCAAGTTCTTCAACTTTAGATGCTAACTCTTCTACCAAATCAACTTTGTCTGTAGGAACATCAATGTAATGTTCTACGAATAGATTTTTAAGACCAGCAATAAAATCTTCTGTTAATTCAGCACGTAGACCTTTTTCGATTGCAATTTCATTGTCGGCAATCCATTGTTCTACAACATATGACAAGTAATCATTTACTTTTTCTGTCAAATCTGTTTTAACTGATTCTACTGCTTCTTCTAACATAGATGCATAGCGTGATTCAACTTCTTCTTCCAATTGTGAAATACGGTCTTGAACTCTTGCTTCAAAAATGGTTGTAACTTTTGATCGGAATTCTTCAGAAATTGTTGAATCAGCAAACATTGCATCAATATCACTTGATACATCTAATAATTCACCTTCAACTTCTGATTCTTCTCTTGATAAAGTTTTCTTTGCCATTTCAGCTGAAGCATCTGATGGTTTTGTTGTTGGTGCAGTTGCAGACTTTGATGATGGTGTGATCTTTGCAGAATCATCATCGTTCTTGTAATTCTGTGGTGTTGGACCACCTGCATCATGAATTTCTGCGCCTTCTGGTTTTTCCATAGGCATAGCGTTCTTCCCTTTGCTACCGGAAAGAATTTCGGCTGCTGCCTCAAAAAGTTTATTTGTTGCCATTGAAAATCTCCTTTTGTTTATTTATTTATAATAATTAAAGTTTTGATAAAAAGTTTTCGAAGAGTTTCAGTGAAACTTCTTCTATTTGCTTACTTGAGGCTTTTCTAATTTGCTTTCTTGAGTTATCAATGTCGATCTCTACGAAACGACCCTCAACAAATAGCCATTCTTTGCCTTCCATAATACCATTTACAAATGCACCAGGTGCTGATGGATCTGCAACAATATCTGCAGCTGTAGCAAGACGAAAATCATCTTGCACAACATTGACACCCTCATTATTAGCAACTAATGAACCCATACCTCTTGATGATACACCTAGACTAACACCCGAATCAATAAAGTTTTTAACAATATTACCATAAGGTGTTTCTAAGATCATTGCTTTACCAACAAAAGTATTGCCTTCTTTAGTCAAACTAACAATTTTGTGTGATACTCTTTCTAAATTAATACTAGGAGTATCTGGATGTCCTAACTCTCCTAAAGCACGATTGGTATTAATATACTCTTCAGTATATCTTTGAACTTCACGCTCTAGAATAGGCATCTTATAAATTCTTCTATTCTTATTTGGTTCTTCAGCAACTAAAAATCGTCCTTCAATAAACAATGATTTTTTACCTGCTTCGTTTGATTCAGTAATATAATTTACTGATTCAATATTTTCTCTAATTAGTTTCATAGTAGTTATTCCGATTAAGCAAATGCTTGGCTATAAACATCGTTAGCATAATTAGCATGTTTAGATACTTCCATAATGATTGATCCACCTGTTGCAATAGTGCATACAATGTTTGCCGTTGAAGTGTTGGATATTGCATATCCAAATTCATCAAATTTCATATCACCAGTTTGATATAATGATAACAATGTTGGTCCGCCTGTTCTTGAAATGGTAATAGAACCATTAGTAGACCAAGTAATTCTACGAAGAGAAGCTGATGTTATTGTTTCTTGAGCAGAAGCTGAAAGATCGGTTAACTGAATGGTATAAGTTGCTGGACCTTCAGCACGAACAATACTAGTACCTTTTCTTGAATTTGTTACTTCATAAGTCATTTTACTTTATCCCCATTGAGTTGCGGCGGCGAATTGATTGTTTTCTTCTCATCAATACTCTTCTAATTTTCGCACGACCTTTTGTTTTCCAATATCTTTTTAACATTCTAGCTTTGTGAATTCTTGCAGTTGCAGGAATTCGTTTAACTGTATTACCAGAAAGTCTATAACCTTTTATTGCAGATTTACGAACATTTCGTTGAAGTATTATTTTATTCTTTTTGTTTCTACGAATTCTTCGTCTAATCTTTAAAACTCTTCCTTGTTTGATAATATTTGCTTCATCTAATTCAACTTCTTCAAATGAACTTTCGGCAACATATCTCTTTGCTTCTTCTAATCTCTTTTGAGTAATTTCATTTAGTTTGGCAAATATTAATTCTTTTGCTTCACTGAGTCTATTACTTAAAATTAAATCTATAATCATTTGGCACGCTTAAAAGCAAAGTCGGAGGCTTTTTGAAAATGACTAGGACTTTTATGTACCATAGCTGCAAACTTCTTTTTATTCTCATCATTCAATGCACCATGAACTTGTGTTAATGCAGATGCAGTAAAATGATCTACTTTACGTGTATGTCCAGATGCAAATTTAACCGATTTGGCAGATTTATCAGACACTATCTTATGTAGTGTATCCATTACTGCCTCTTCTAATTCTACTTCTTCAGTTTGAATATTTGCATCAATAGGTTTATCTGATGAATAAGGGACACTAAAATACTTTTTAAGTTTATCATTATAGTATAAAGCAATCTTAGTATCATCTGGATACAAACGAATTGCCTTTCTTTTCAATACCAATACATTAGGAGGATCACCTTTATCTTCTTCTAAAATTTCAATATCTTCTTTTACTGCTCTACGTGCTTGTGAGAAGATTTGTTTATTATTGGTAATAACATCTACCATTTTATTGAAAATGTTTTGAATGATTGCTCTATCAGCAGGAGAGAAATTTGGTTTCTCTTCTTCCATTTTACCAAGAATTTTGTGTAGTCTTTGTATTTGTGCTTTGTTACCTAAACCAGCACGTACCAAGATATCAAACTTTGAATAGTCTGATTTTTCTTCTTCTACGATTGACTTAAATTCTTGTAATGATTTCATTTTATTATGTTTCTGCAGTTTCTTGTGCTTCTATTTCTGGTTGATTACCAAATAATGAATTTGCAATTTCTTGTTTTCTTGATTCTAAATTTTCAAAAGCACGAGCGGCCAATAACTCCTCAAGTGCATCTTTAGCACCTACGTTATCTCCTTGACCTACTAAATCTATAAAATTTCTAATTTGTTCCATAATATTCTCCTTATTTCATATTTATAACTTTGGAATACTTTTCTACCTGTTTATCTAATTCAGGTGTTTCCGATTCGTTTGAACCTTTATCTGCAGTATTATCTACTGGTGGATATTGTTCAGGTGTTGCTTGTTCTTGATCTTGACCTTGATCTAAGGGTTGTCCATCAGGTCCAGTTTGTTCAGGTGGAGGTTCTGCATCAATTTGTTTTTGCATATCTTCAATTTCTTCCTCAGTCAAACGCAATACATTTTTCTTTACCCATTCTTGTGAGTAATACTTACCAACATATGGTTCAACTAAATTAAGAATTGATAATCTTTGTTGAAGTAAATCTGATTCTTTTAATTCTACAAAGTTATTATCTTTCTTATAATCATAATAGATATCTTCTCTAAATTTATCCCACTCTTCTTCGGTACATACACCTTTCAAAGATAATTGAACACGTAATGCATGGTCAAATAATTGAGAAAACTTATTGCGAAGTCTATTAATAAACTTATTAAATCTTAATTCATCTCTAGTTAATTCAGTTGTTCTACCAATACCTGCCATACCACCACCTTGTTGTTGTTCCATTCTTGAATACGGAACACTAAGTGATTGTAATAATTTCTTTTGAAAGTATTGAACATCTTCCATCTGACCAAGATTTTGTCCTGCAGGCAATGTTGTAATTTCTGTTCCTTTACCACCTTCTCTACGTGGTAACCAAAAATCTTCCAACATTGACATATGTTTACGATCATCTCTTAACTCACCAGTATTGGCATCATATACCATTTTGTTACGATACTTAGTCATAACATCACGCATATACTGTTCTGCTTTACCTTTTGGTAAATTACCCACATCAATATAAAATATTCTACGTTCTGGTGCTCTAGATAATCTATAGATAACTACAGCATCTTCAATCATTCTTAATTGATTGAGTGGTTTAATTGCTTTATGTAGATGTGAAATAACAAAAGTATTCTTTGCATCCATCAATCCAGAGTTTACATTAACAATAGATTCTGGTGCAATTCTTAATCCTTGAGATACACCTGCAGTATAACTCTGTGTAATAGTACCACGATCATTATACATGTAGTATTCAGCGATAGACTGAATAATCTCTGCACCTGTTTTTGGATCTCTTGCTTTTTTAATCTCACGAATTTTTCTAATCTTTCGTGGATCAACATATCTTAATTCTTTAATACCGTCTTTAGGTTTCTTTTCATCTAAAACAATCTGAAAGTAAATTCTACCATCAATAAACCAGCGTTTGTAAATATCATCTGCAAGATTGCTAAAGTTTAACATCTTCAAAACAGTATCAAATTCTTCGTGGATTTTCTTTTTAATTGAATCTGGTTGTTTAAGATTATCCATAACCAAATCAACAACTGTACCATCATCATCATGTGTAATAGACTCATTAACAATTTCATTAATTGCCATTTCACATTCAGGATGATTTGCCATTTCTCTATAACGAGTAATTAACTCCAATTCATTACGAACAGAACCTTCTAAATCTACATAGGTACCGTAATGAGCATTTTGAGTAATGGTAACCGCACCATCATCAAGTGTCTGATTAGGTGGAGTGAAAGAAGGTTGCTCAGGTTTCTCAACCTGAACAACGTCCTTGTTTCCTAGTGTAAAACCAAATAACTTTATAGCCACTATTATTTCCTTTATGTCATTATAAAAAGTATAAGGAGAATCTCCCTATACTTATACTACACCATCCCTTACTGCATCCCACCATTGGTAGGTTAGGTTAACTGTGAATTCTTCAATTGTATCATTTGAACCCCAATCAACATCAATTGCGGACAAATCTGTTGGAAACACGCCAATGAAATTATATTCTTTAACAATACTACCACTTTTACCATATTGGCGAACTGCGGCATTTTGAGTATATCCTAATTGCCCTTGTGCTGCGGGATTACGAATGTTATTATTGTGACTATTCAAACCATTCATCCAGCGTTCAAAGGCATTACGAATAACAAAATCTTCATCATTGATAACTGTAACTGACCAATCAGCAAAGGTTCTGTTACCAGCAAATTTCAATTCACGTCCAAAATACTGAACGGGAACTGAATTTACTGCTGAGCCTGGCAATTGAGCAGTCTTACACATGAAACTAAATTTTCTACTTGCGTTTCCAGGAATTGCCCAGAAAGGAAATTCCATTGATACTTCAAATAGATTTGGTCTTGCTCCATCTCCTACTAACTGAGAGCGGAACTCGTTTACATTAAAAGCCATTTAATATTCTCCTATCTCTCTTATTTATTAGATTGCACCAACGATTTCATCAAATGCAACACCAGTTCCAACTGCAACAAAATTAAGTTGTATGAAGTTGATTGAACGAGCAGGTTTGATGTAGATATCACCAACAAATTGATTTGAATCAATAACATTTGCGGTATTATTCGTTGTATCACAGATAACTCTGTAATCGTAAATACCACGGCGACCTTTAATTTCACGTAGATAAGGTTCTACAAGATTTACAAATGCGGCTCTTGTAAATTCATCATTAAATTCAAACAGTGAAGAACGAGCAGCACTAGCGATTGATTGTTCCAAGATAATAAACAATCTACGAACATTGATACGATCAAATGCAGATGACTTGCCAGTTTGCAATGTCTTATCACCATAAAGAATTGTGCCTTCACCAGCAAATGTTACTACTGGATTAACAGAATTTTTATACAATGTATCTCTTTGTGATGATGTAGGATTCCATGCTAACTTAACAACATTCTTGATAACACCACGAGTAACACCAGCGGGTGAGAACCAAGGATCACGATCTGCATCTGTTCTAGCACACAGACCAGCAATGTCACCGTTCAAAGGAATCCAACGATACACATTGTTGTATTTGTCAAATTGATATTTGTAACCACTATCAATAAATGCATATGATGATTTTGTATATGTAGCAACTGTTGCAGTAACACTTGTTAATTCACTATTGTAATTATTTACAACATCAGCTTGTTGTGGTGAAGCAAATACAATACAGTCTTTACGTGATTCAGCAAGTGCAATTAACTTATTAGGTATTGTTGAACCTACTGTTGCACCAGACATTAGAAACGCAATATCTTCTGAATCACCATTGCTATACAAATCATATGTTGCACTGATATTTGCTGCAGTTGGTGTATCATCAACACCGCCTGCTAATGATGCAGTTAAATTACCAGAAAGATTTTGAAATGTAACAGCATTGGTAGTTGTATTTCCCCAATTGGTACTTGTACCAGTAACTAAATTAGAACCCATTGGATGACCTCTCCACCAAATATATTTTGATTTGGTATTGATTACATCTTTGTAATAGTTACTTGTTCCATCAGGATTTTTAATATCTGATGCTTTTGATGCATATGCAAATCTTTCAATAACAGTATTTGCAGCAGATGAAAATGCACCATCTTCATCAATAACCACAATATGAACTTCATCATTTGCAGAATTTTTATTTGCAGCAGCAGTAGATGTACCTGGTGCTGAATCAAAATAAGAATTATAAGCCCATGAACTAAAGTTATTTGAATCTACCATTGAAACTTTTAATGAATTGCCTAAAGAACCTGCATATTTTGCAGCAAAATAAGTTGCAGAATTTGAACTATAATTTTGTTCGTAATCGTCTTTATTTAATACTAAAGATACACTACCTGCACCGCCACCTGCCGCATTTTTAGCAGCAGTACCAACTGAACGAGCAAATTTAAAGTTGGAACCGTATGCTAAGAAGTTAGCAGCAGTAAAGAATGTTCCGTATGTATTTGCATCTGGTTTACCGAATGTATCTGCAAATTGTGATTCGCTGCTAATAAGTGTTACAGTATTTGCAGGACCCCAAACAGACGCACCAGCTAAACCACCAATAGAAGTAGATACAGAAGGAACAACTGTAGTCGCATCTACTTCGGAGACCAAAACTCCTGGTGATAATTGAAAAGCCATGTTATTTTCTCCTTTTTATATTCATGGAATTTATAACTCAATTTATAGTATATTTATAATTTTAGAATGTTGAAGGCATATAACCACGATTTTTTGCTACAGTCCATATATCTTCCCCATCAAATATCTTTTCGTCCTCTTTTCCATCATCAAAAATACCTATTGGCATATATTCTTCTTCTAAATGCATCTTGTTTTCTTCCATTAATCTACGTCTGATATCAGAATTTGTAGTTTCTCTAAAGAAAGTTTGTGATGTTAACCAAGAAAATAAAACTAATGCCATCACCAAATCGTCATGATTACCTTCTTCTGCCTCATATGAATCTCTTACCTTGACAAATGTGTTTAACTCAGATATAATATCAAAATCTTCAATAATTAGTTTCTTTGTTTCTACCAAAGTCTTTAAGTTTGCACACCCAATCTTCTTAACAGGTGTTGTGGTCTTTATACCAAATGATACTGCTCTTTTATAACCAGCAGATAAATGCTGACCTTTTGTTACATGTTTCTGTATTTTGAATATATTCTCATATTCTAATTCATAATGTAGAATATCAACTACTTGTTGACCTACATTATTAGTCTCTGCTAACAGAAATGCACCATTATATCTCTGTCCAATATTATATATGATTGTTGGAAAGAGTAAAGGTGCAATGTTATTATCTCTATATTTTGCAACTAATTTATATGGTATATCAGTTACATCAACAACTGCAACTGTAGAATAGTCTTGACCTACACCCTCTGCACAGTCTACAGTCATTACATAGGTTCTATTAGGTTCAGGCATGTCATAGATATCTAAACCCTCAAGTGAATTTAATGGGTTTCTAAATGCTAATTGTCTTAAGATAACACCTGGAATTAATGTTGCAGATGAACCAATAAATTCAGTTTCAAACTCTTGTTGAAATTGCTCTTCACTAGTGTTTCGTATTGTTTCTTCTTTCCATCTTTGATCTCTTCCTGGTACCATTGACCAGTGAACTTCAAGTGGCCTATATAATGATCTTTTTTCTGTAGCATCTACCCACATCTTATAGAAGTGATTTAGACCATAAGGCGTAGATACAATAATAACTTTTGTTGTTGTACCTGAAGAGATAACGGGATATGTAGATGTAAAGAAATCGTTTGCCATATTTTGTGGAACGAAAGCAAACTCATCAAGAAAAATTAAGTTATATGTTCCTCCACGAACACCAGAATTTGATGTTGCAAATGCAGCAATCTTAGAACCGTTCTCTAATTCTAAACTTCTTTTATTCCAAACTATAATACCCTGTTGTAACCAAAGTGGTAAGTATTCATATGCATATTGTATTCTACTTAAAATGTCTTGTGCAAGATTACCTTTGTTGGCAAGAATTGCAACTGAAAAGTTGTCTTTGAACAATACACACCATAACATATAACCTGCAGATGTTGTAGTTTTACCTACTTGTCGTGGCATCTTACAAATACTAAAACGATTCTCATGGAAATTCTTAACCATATCTTCTTGAAATGGCCACATCTTAAATGGAATAAGTCCATGATCCACGTTGACGATTTTTACATACGTCTTAATGAAGTAAACAGGATCATCTATACACTTTGCAATTTCTATTGCTTGTTCTTCAGTGTATGATAACTCAACCCCTGTTGGTTTTAGTTTTGGATTACCTAGATAACCTTGCATTACTTAATAATACTTCTCAACATCCATGCATGTTTTTGATGTTTACCTAATAAGTCTTGTAAGAAATTAGATACTGCTGGTTCATTGGCTTGTTCTGCTGCAACAATACCTGCACGAAGATGATAAATGTATCTGTCATTATCATTTTTTATTTCTGCCATCATTAATAGTGGCATTGGTATTGTTGTTGCATCTTGTATATCTGATAATTCTTGAAACCGTGATAACGAACCGGGTGCATATGAATCTAATCGTCTTAGCTGTTCTGCGATATCATCTGTCTGTGCCCAAATAGAATTATAAAGACCATCAAGAAATAAATGATATTGAGGAAAATCTTTACCTTCAATGTTCCAATGATAGTTGTGTGTCTTTAAGTAAAGGCAAAAGTTAGTTGCTAAGATTACTTTTAGTTGTTCAATTAGTTGATCCATTACTTACTACTCCTAATTAGTTTTACCATCTCTGCAGTTGAACCGATGAATACAGCTTTATCTATAATGGTTTTTTCTGATCTTGGTTGATTGTTATTTAATTCTTTTCTTTTCTTTTGTATATCTAATAAATCTTTATTTAAATCTGCCATCGTCTTAATTAGATTGGCAACAACTTCATATGCTCTTGGATGTTCAGTTTCTTTTGCAACATGTAACAAATTATCAACTGCAACATTACCTTTTTGTAATAATGAATTGATGTTTGTTCTAGCAATATTAAAATCTGTTTCTACATCATTATCAGTAGATATAACTACTGGCGCATCTTCTACTTTTTTTTCTGTAGGTTCAATATCAAAAATTTCTGATAGATTTTTTTCTAATGTTTTTATCATAATAATAAAGTTTCTGGCCAATAAGTTATTGTATCATCGTAAGAATAATCTTGATATGGTTCTGCATCATTTGGATTTGATGTAGTATAGTAATTGAGAACTCTAATAGGACTTAAATCAACACCAGTAACTGTGTATCTAGCATTTGAATTATCACCAAGAAGAATATCTCCTGGTTGTATTAATTCTGTTAAATCTTCAATTACCATACTTTGATTAATTGTATTAAAATATATAACTTTACCAGTAGTATCACTATCTTTAACCCGAACAGTTTCAACTACTGCAAAAGTACCAAATCCATTTGCAACATCAATATAAACTTTTTGTGCATCTCTTTTTTGTGTATCAATATAGATATTAGTATTAGCATCTCTAATAATTGATGCATCATTAATTCTTGGAAAGATATAACCCTTTACAGTAAATGTTAAATCCCACATAATCATTCTAGTATTCATCATATCACCTTCATAATCTATAGAAGGTTGAACTGAATTTAGTATGATAGGTACGTCATATTTTAAACCTATTCTAGGAACAAAATTAACAGTTACCGTTAAATCTGGTGTAAAACTTGGTAATATTTGTTCTATTATCTGTGTTGCATCTTCTGTATTTCTTGCATATATTGATAATGAGAAATCAAAATTATATGGAACTGGAATATATTGTGCATCAACACCATGAACGGAAGTATTAGCTGCATAATTTCTCATTAATGATATCTGTTTTCTAGAAACATCATATGACATTCCAGTCATATCAAAACTCATTCTAGGTAATGATGTGGCAATAGATTTGGTTAATGTTGGATCACTAGTTAATCTAGTAATATATTTTTCTTTTGCACCGTAAGATAATGGCACTCTCAATTGTTCATATTCAACAGTACCAGTTTTATCATATCTTTTGATAACAAGATCATTAAATAATGTACCAAAAGTTACAACAATCTTTCGTATTGTTCTATATGAAAAGTGGTTTTGTCCTAACATTATGGTTCACCAAATGGGTTGTGTTCAGTGAAATCTATTATTAAATCTGATTCACTTTGAATATTAACATTATCAGTTATATCTTCAAATATATTTCCACCAACTTGAGTATCAGTATTTTGTGATAAGAAATTATAATGTGCAGAACTTGTATTACCTATAACATTTCCAGTTTTAAAATTACCAATTAATTGTATAACATTTAAAACAGATTCTGGTTGCCATGAATAAACAATTGCTTTTGCATTTGCTTGGCTATAACTTGAACCTTGATATACTGTTTCACCAACTATAAATGTTCCACCAATACCAGTATTTGAAACTGAAAGTTTTGTTCTCTTATATGAATCAAAGATTTGATTATCAATTTCTGGTACACCAGTAGAGATAAGTTCTTCAGAGAATACAAATTGTTTCAACTTCAATGCATATACATAAACATTGCCACCACGACCACGACCCAATGTATAAAACATTGCCTGATCATTCTCATGTTCTACAAATGTTATTTCAAAGAAGTTTTGAACTAAAGGTATATAAATTAAATCGCCTTCATTAGGACGAAGTTGTGGTACTGTTGCTTTAAATCTTCTACGTGACATCAGTAAAGTTAATTCATCACGTATCTCTAAACCAAACTTGGAGATGAAATCACCTTCACCATCCATACCAGTAACATTCTCAATATACATTTCCATTTGATATGCATGACGATATTCTTTTATTGGATCTTCACCATAAAGATAATCAAATGATTCTCTAGTTGAACGTGGAAGATAATATACATCCATACCATTAACTTGCATGGATTCAATAACCAAATCTTCAACAAGTAATTGCTCACTTGTTACTTGAGATATTGGAAAATTATTAAAATAAAAGTTGGTTGCCATTATCCTACAAACATTTCATTTGGCAATACATTATATGATTGCATCTCTTCTTCTATTTTATCAATTTCTGTTTGTGCTTCTTGCATGATTCTTGGTCCATCTAAAGTAACACCGCCTGGTAATTGCACACCAGCAAATTTACTTAGATTCGTACCCCATTGATATTTGATTTTCTCTGTAGCATACTTCTTGAGAAATCTATCATTCCAAATATCTGTAATGCCATCTTTAGTCAGTGTTATTGCGTTATTGGTAGTAGTAAATGCACTGCTAACATTTAATGAAGTATCAGAATTAATTTCAACAACTGTTCCTACTTGAGTGCCAAAATTGATTTCATCACCAATCATGATGTCTCTTGTAAATGTTGTACCTGTTCCTACAACCATAACATTAGATGCAGCAACATTTGCGGTACCTTCTACTGTCATTGTATCTGGATCTAATTTTCTATAACATTCCATTACTAGATATTCATCTAACATTACATCTCTTGACCAATCAATATCAAGGAATATCTTATTCATATGACGATTAAATCTAAACTGTGGCATACCAGAGAACAACATATTCAATGTGGTGATATGTTGCATTGTAATCTCATATGACACATAAGATACAGATGTAAAGTCATAGAGGTCATGCAATCTTAATTGATACCTCATGTCAAACATATTTACAGATGATGTTGAGTTATCAAATGGCAATACACCAGTAACGAACAGAACCGAATCTGGACAATAAATCCATTTTCGATCTATATCTATTTGAGTAACCTTATGTTTCATGAACATTTTATGACAACCATCAAAATGGTAATCATGAAAAAATGCTAAAGCATCATCAATCCGATCTTCTACCTGATCGTCATCTACGTTAATTTGAATAACAGGATGCCCCAATCTACGTAAACAATAGTCTTTAAATTGCGCTCTTGTTGTTAATTTTGACATGTTTTTACCTAAAAATAAATTATACTATTATTTATGTCTTTAGAAATCTGAATATATAAATAGAATATATAATGTATATATTGCTTGTCTTTCCAAGGAGAAAAAATGAAAACAATTAATTGGGTTATTGCACATGAACCTTTAGATTTATTTCTAAGTGCAGCAAAAAACTTTTCAGAAAAACTAAAAAATCTAACAAATAACGAATTTGACATCAAAATCTTTACTTTACCAGAATATAATGCATTACATCCAACTGAAAAACCACTAACACATAACGATGCTTTAGGGTTAGTTGAGAACGGTAGTGTGGAAATGACTCAATCGTATACTCCACAATTGGGTAAGTTTTTAAAAGATATGCATGTTCTTGATCTTCCTTTCTTATTCAAAGACCATGATCATGCCAAAAAGATTTTAGATGGCGCAATTGGTGCTGATTTATTGAATAGATTAAACGAAAATAGTCCTGTTCGTGGATTGGCATTTACATATAGCGGTGGATTTCGTATCATTCCTTCAACTCAAGCTATTCAAGCAGTTGAAGATTTCAAAGGTTTAAAACTACGTGTAAGTGAAAAATCATCTATTGCATATGATACATTTGATGCAGTTGGTGCTATTCCAGTACCGATGGTTATTGAAAATATTACTCCAGAAGTTCGTTTAGGTTCAATTGAAGGAGGCGAAAGTACCTATCCTCGTATCTATGCCATGAATCAAAATGAAGTTTGTAACTATCTTAATAATACTGAACATAGTCTTTTCTTAACTGGTATTCTTATTAACGATAAGTTTTGGAATAGTTTGTCTAAGGAACATCAACAAGCAATCAAAACTGCAGCATATGAAGCCGCACAAACTGAACGTGAAGAATCAGTTGCCGATACCGAAGTAATTAAACAGCGTTGTATGGATGACGGTATTAAAGTTATTACTTTACCTAAACAAGAGCAAGACAAGTTTAGAGAACTTACTAAAAAAGTCTATACTAAATACCAAGACTATTTCTCAAAAGGTTTAGTGGAAAGTATTCAGAAAGCAGCTTAATTTTATTAAAGGAATTGATTATGTTTATATTTAAAAAACCAAAGTGGAATGAAAAAGCGTATCGTAGTTTTATTAAAGCAGTATCTTGGAGAGTAACAGTAACACTAAGTAATTTTGCAGGTGCATGGTGGACCAGTGGAAGTTGGAAAGCAGGTATAGCTTTCGCTGGTTTTGCCCTTGTAATTAATACTCTTCTCTATTATTTCCACGAACGTGCTTGGAATAAAGCAGATTGGGCAAAAGAAGCAACTAAAGAATGACTGTAAGATTAACTGTATATCATACGTTAATGGATTTGGGTGAAAAAGAATCTAATGAGACACTTTCTTATTATAACTTTTCACCCGATTTCAATCAACATCGCCAAGAAAAATATATAGATACTGGTAAAATTATTAGTTATACCAGTTTATCTAATGAAGATATTCAATCTAGTCCTTATCCAAATGCTTTGGACGGAATTGAAATAATCTTTAAAGATGAAGATGCTAAGTATGAATATGCAGTTGATCCTATTATACAAGAAAGTTTAAAGTTTAGAAATAAACAATATAGAGAATGTGGTATATCTACTATTTCTGTTAGTATAAACTCTTAGGTCTTTGTGGACCTTAAATACCAGATATTCTTGTAGATAGTAATTCTTGTAAAATTGGTACTGATTGAGTAATATTAAAAGTATTAAACACAGTATTATCACCCATTATAATAATAGGTTTTTCAAATTCATATTTTGGAAACAATGAATTTGAATTTACTTTTGTTTTAAAATTTAAATAAAATTCATTTTTATCAAATTCATATATGTATTTTTTTAAAGGCATTTTATAATCAGTGATGCTTTTAATTATTTTTTCTGAAGTATTATTCTTTGACATACTCCACTGTTGAAAATCTAATGAATTGAAAAAATTGATACCATAATTTTGAATTTTATTAATTGTTTTATCATTAATATCTTCATATTTAATTTGTGATAATACTTTGGCGTAGTATTTGGACAACCATCTATTGTCAAAATTAATCCACCAAAAGAATTCCATAGTATTCTCTACTGGTACTTTAGCTGTTTGAAAATTTTCTATTTGTTCATTTATAAACCAATTCGCAAATTTAGTATTCTCATTATGTTTTAATATATGCCTTAAAATTGGCATGTTATTAGACCATTTGTCATAAGTCTTTGTTGGGTATTTACTCATAAATGAATTAATACAAAATTCAGAACCGAATAAAAAATCACCAGGTTCACCATCTAAGAAATAGAAATCACTATCAGCTTTAAATTTCCAATTATTGTGAGTTATTTTAACTTTGTTATGAATATGGTTTAAATAAAAAGAATTGTTTTCCATAATACTAATATGACTACAAGCAATTTCAATTTGTTCTAATGCTTCTTTTGAGAAGTTTTTTAGTATAGAAACTAAGGCAACTGTTGAATCTATACCACCAGACCATTGAACAATTAATTTTTTATTGTTATCTAATATTTTCTGCTGTATATCTAATGCTCGTTCATCACATATATCTGAAATACTTTTATTAAATTTATCATTATATGCAGGCATTATTTGAGATTCTTCTAAATGCCGGTTAAATGGATTTTTAGAAATATTTGATCGGCAACAAAAATCTGATAAAATTGCAATCAATTCTTTAACACAATAATGATTATACACTAATGGATCTTTAAATATTTCTTCCAATATTGGTAATTGATTATAATGATCTTTAAATATGGGTGAAGTATACTCATCTTTATAATGTTTTAATGCTACAGTTAAATCTTTATAATTTAAATATTTTATACTTTTCATTCTGTAAATATCCCTATTTTATGTCCAATTACCAAACTTTCAACTTTATAATCTTTCAATAATACATCTTTATGTTCAATAAATTTTATTTTTGCATTATTCATAAAATCATTTATATCATTTGAATTATATAAACACCTATCAATAATATTAATTAAAAACAAATTTTTATTAATGTGATTCAATTCTTCATCAAAAAAATTATTTAAAGTGGAATCATTTAATATAGTTTTTATAAAATGGATTTCTTCTAAAGAATTTTCAATTTCATATGAAACAAACCTATTACAAAAAAATATATAATAATCTTTTATCATATTGTGACAAAAAAATACATATTCTTGCAATTCTATTATTCTATCTAACTGTTCTTGAGTTAATACATTTTTACTAATTTTAAAATTTATGGTATCTCTAACATTAATATATGTAGGTTGAAAACCTTGTGCTTGAATAGGTTTATGAAATAGGCAATTATGATTTGTTAAAACTGGATCATTATAGTTATATGTATTCAATGAAAGATTAATTATTTCTAACCTAATTTTAGAAGATAAAATTAATCTAAGTTTTTGAAGTAATCTATAATTATAATCTACTAACAGAAAAGTATTTAAACTTGGGGCGTATAAAGCAAAAATATTTTTTTCTGGTATTTCATGACCTATATCAAAATAATTAAATTTAGTTATAGCCTCTTCATAATATTTTTCACCATCAAACATATTAAGTTTCTCCAATTTGTGAACCATAAAAATTTGAAAAGCTGATTGCACCAGACATTGTTGGTATAGTTCCGTAATTACTGGTTAAACCTGCACCGTTACCAGTTTTAAAATCTTTTCTAGGAAAAACACGTTTATATGATGCTGGTGCTACTCGAGTGTCGTAGACATCGGTTCGTTTATAAAAACTACCTAAATTCCAAACATCTGCAACACCATTTGACGAATCTCTTGGGTCATTGCCCGATAAAGGATTAGGAGCATTGTATCCTTGCCACTCTCTACCTATGTCATATAAAGATATTTGTCCTGATGATACTATGGTCATTTAAATTGCTCCTTATTTTTATCTATTTATATCTTCAATAGACCAGGCAATCTTGTCATATCATTTTTAACGGCAACTAACCATGCACTAGTAACACAAACATTTAAATTTTTCATCCAATCATTTGGAAAATAAGTCAATTTTCTATATTCTTGAAAACGTATTGTTTTGTTATCAATAAAATTTGCTAAGTATGCATCAGTGTAATAAAGAAAACTATTCTCATTCCAATAACTTACATGTGTCGGATCTTGAAATGCACCTCTACCATCGGTACTAGGAACTTCAATAAATGCCCACCCACCTGGTGCCAATACTCTATGAATCTCTGCCATGATTTTAGTCTTATCATATAGATGTTCTAAAATATGGCTAGCATTTAATACACCTACAGTATTATCAGGTAAAGGAATACCATTATTCAAATCAAATACTATATCTGCATCTTCTCTTAAATCTAGTGTTACATATCCAGGATAAGGATTTAAACCACCACCAATATCCAATTTAAGTAAGTTATTATTCTCTGCATCTTTTTCTGCTAATTTTCTAGCATATTCTCCAAACAATTCTTTTGTTATTGTTTGTATTTGTTCATTTCTTGCCAACCAAGTATTGTCACCTGTAATTCTATACAAATATAAAACTTTAGGTATACGTTTCATCTTTGTTACAAGATAGGTACGTATACACAACTCATGATCATCACATATAGAATATGTAGGATTATGTCCACCAATCTGTTCATATACAGTTTTACGCCATGAACGAACATGATCTGGTGCAAACCAAATATAACCAAGACTATGACTAGAAGGTTCAAAACTTTTCATTGCAACTAAGTCTTTACCTTTCCAATTATACTTTGTATATTCCCAACCAAAAGAATTATCATATGGAATAAATTCATCTTTCATATGAAGAACCGCATTGTCACTGTATACAAATCCCACTTCATCTTCTTGAAATGCAATATTCAATTCTTCTAAACAATCAGGTGTTAGTATATCATCATGATCTGCTTCAACTAATACATCACCAGTTGCATACTTACATGCTTCTTTTTTTAATGCACCAACATTACTATTGGTATCACCTACACAAATAACTTTTACTTTAGGATTATTTCTAATCTTATCAGGAATGTTTTCAGGTAAACATTTATTATTTAAGTATAGTATCCACTCCCAATTCGTATATGTTTGGGTACATATTGATTCATATAGTTCTAATAAAAAAAGAATATTGCCAGGATTATGTTCTGGCGTAAAAATACTATACTTAAATTGTTTCATAATATACTCACTTAAAAATTAATTATAATGATGGATCATTTGGATTTTGAATCCAGGTTCCTTCTTCGGTATAGATATATTTTTTTCCAATCCAATCATCTGGAGGAGTTACATCAGATACCAATGTTGAATTTGAAGAATTTAATTCTGTATCTACAACTTCACCTAAAAATTCTATATTACTTTCATTCAATGTTATTTCTGCATCATTGTTAAAAAGATATTTTGATACTCTTGCTTCGTTTTCTAGTAATGTTTTATACATTTTTTTGCCTTTAATCAAAGAAAAATAAATGGGTTAATCTTCCATCTTCTATACCTTGACCAAAATAAGGTCCGGCAGAATGGATACATCTCGCATCCATTATGATCAATCTATTATATATGTTACCTATAGAATCAGTAATATCAAATTTAGTGCTATCATAAAACCCACCATTAAAAGAAAAATCTATACCTTCTTCAGATGAATGTCTAAGTCCAGTAACTTTAGATTTATGTAATCTTGTTCCACTCTCTAATGGTGAAACTGGATTCAAGTATATCATTGCTGCCCATTTCTGTTGATCAAAATGGTATACTTGTGGGTCTTGTGCAGTGCATATTTGAAAACAACCATTGTGTCCATGTTCTTCCCATACCGTAATCTTCTCACCCATAATATATTCAAATGCTTCTTTGAGACCTTTAGGACGATATGGTTGAACAGAACGTAATCCTTTATACCATTGTATATCAGTTTTAAATTCTACATTCAATGCAAACTCACGTACCTGATCGGGGTTAGTATAAAAATTGTCAACAACAAATAATCTCTTATTATGATTTTTATTAATCATAAAATTTAATTGTTGATTTTTATTTGTGGTTTTATCTAATGCAATTTGATGTAAATTTTGAATTCTTTGTGATGGACTATCATAGTATATAGATGTATCAATAAAAGAACAATATCTTGGAAATGCATTTGTTCTTTCTGGTTGCAACATATACATAGTTTGTTTTAACATGTTTTCATAATCACCTAGTTCATGATATAATTCTGCTAAAGAAAATATATGATCATTTCTACCTACTGCAAACTTATCTGCCAATTTATATGTTGCAATTGTAGCACCATAATCTTTTAAAAACTTATAACAACTTGCGGCAAATATCATAGACATATAACATGTCTCATCATCACCTTCTCTATTACCAGTTGTTCTTTGTATATAATTTACATATTCTTCAAAGTAATATATTGCTCTTCTTGCATATTCTCTTTTCTGAGAATCACCTAAAGGGAAAGTATGACATTCATGTGCATCAAGATAACTTTTACCAATATACCAAAAGTGATATAAATCAGTAAATAGTGTTCCTTCTCTTAACATCTTCTCTTCAAGTATTAGAGAATCACTAATAAATTTAGTAGGATTAGACCAACTCTGTCCTTCATTGTGACCAATTTGTCTAAACTTCGTAGATAGGTCCACTCTTTGAAAATTTAATCCAATAGATTCATCTTCACAATATACTGTTTCATGGCAAGTATCATGGTTAAAACGCCACTTCATTGATGCATTCCACATCCATGCACGATAGTAGATACATGTTCCTGCTACTGCAGGTATATGAAAACCGTGTGTTTGTTTATTATCTAATGGTGACCAATCAAAATCATCATCTATTTCTAACACTTCATCACAGTCCATTTTTAAAATCCAATCACAACCATGATCTACTGATTGGCAATGTTGAATTAAATGATCACGATTCCATCCAAAACCTACCCAACCTTCTTCAACATCATATAACACACCAGGTATTTGTTTTTCATTAAAAAAATCTTTTACAATTTGATCTGTACCATCTGTTGATCCATTGTTTTGAATTACCCAATAATCAATATATTTGTAACACGATTCAAGCATCCGCCTCATAACTTTGGCTTCATTTTTGAACATTGTTACCATTACAATTTTACAATTTTTGTTCATAATGTTCTCTGTTTAATCAAATTTAATATTTCAGTATTTGCTTTTTGTTCTTCAGATGGCGAATACAATGCACGATTTCTTTCTGGTATATCTTTTGATGGTTCAGTTAAATAATACATTGCAATACTCTTACGATACTTATCTATTGGACATTTAATAGTTTCTGAAAATCCATGCCAAGAATTCATAGATGCATCAAATAATACTACACGATTAAATTTATTGGCAATTGTTTTCACTTTAGTTTTTGGTAAATTTAATTTACTATCATGTGACCAAAATTCTAAATTGCCACCCCATTCTTCTTTCCATTCTGGAGTTAAATACATAATGAAATTAAATTTTCTTTGTAACTTAAGTTTAGGATGAATTGAATAATCTAGGTGTATATTTAATTTACTATTATTACCTTGTATATGCCAACCCGCACCATGTAATCCATGATCAGCAAATAATTTGATACCAGTTAATTCTTTTAACATATCAACAAAATATTCAGAATTTAGTTTCTGAAAAAAATCATATGTTGTTGGAGGAAAATGATACCAATTATTACATGCTTTTTTAATTTCAAGTGGACTGTCATATACAAACCAAGCGGGAGAATTATAATCTAAAAATTCTTCAGATAGTTTTAATGCATAATCATCTTCTAAAAAGTTATCTAATATGTAATGCGGAAAAGGTTCTTCAAAAAACATCTCATCTCCATTTTGGACCTTCAAACCATGCAGCTATACTATATCTAGTACCTCTTGTAACGGGGTTTGCTTTGTGTCTTAAAAAAGAAGGCATGTAGATAATTGAACCTTGTTCTCTGGTTTCTTTATCTAAGGCAGTTCTTGTTTCAGTTATTTCAAAATCTCCACCAACATAAGAATTGGGATCAGATAATTGAATAATACAAGACAACTTTCGGTGAAAATATGGATCGTTATTGATCCAAAAAACATCATGGTGTTCTTTATATTCACCTTGATAAGATGCATCATATTCTGCCAATTGAATAAAATCAAGTTTTGAGATATGAAAATTGAAGAAATCTCTATTTGCTTCTATTGCAGTTTTCCATAATGCATCAAATAGATATTTAAATCGCCAATCATTAGAATTAATAAATCTAACTTTACTTCTTCTATAATTTGCATCGGTAGATATTTCACCACCTGCTACTCCTAAATGCCCTTCTTGAGTAGGTATTACTTGTGCATCAGAAATAATTTTTTCACAAGTATCTTTATCAAAATATGATTTAAAATAACACCATTCACCATTCATAATACATCCTTTATAATTTAGATTTTATATAATCTATTTGAGTTTTTTGTTCTTTCAATGCTTCAATTAAAAGAGGAATAATTTTTTCATATTGCACTGTTAAATATTTTTCACCAGATATACTCTGTCCATATTTATTACTGTCAAAAGGAGCAGGTCTAATCACTTCAGGTAATATTTTTTCAATTTGTTGAGCGAGAACACCAACTTGTCTTTTTTTATTTGTATATCCATACTTATGTGCAATTTCATTTGATTCATAATAAACACCTTCAACTTCATTGATCTTTTTCAAAGGTTCTTCAATATTACCTTTTATATTTTTCAATCTTCTATCAGAATAATACGCAATAATGTTACCAGTAGCACGTACCTCACCAGTACCATATGTTGCAGTATTAACACCTACAGAATTTACTTGTGTTATTGGACCACCTGAAGGACCAGTGGCACCTCCAGGACCCGTAGGACCACCAGGACCTGTAGGACCAGTAGCACCTCCAGGACCCGTAGGACCACCAGGACCTGTAGGACCAGTAGCACCTCCAGGACCTGTAGGACCACCAGGACCTGTGGGACCAGTAGCACCTCCAGGACCTGTAGGACCACCAGGACCTGTAGGTCCAGTGGCACCGCCACCACCTGTAGGACCTTGAAAACCTGAAGGACCAGTTCCTCCTCCACCGCCTTGAGCACCTGGTGCACCAGGACCTCCAGTTGGACCTTGAACACCTGAAGGACCAGTACCACCTCCTCCACCAGTTGGACCTTGAACGCCTGTAGGTCCAGACCCTCCAGCACCACCTTGAGCACCCGTAGCACCACCACCACCTGTAGGACCTTGAACGCCTGTAGGTCCAGACCCTCCAGCACCACCTTGAACACCTGTAGGACCACCACCGCCCGTAGGACCTTGAACACCTGTAGGACCACCACCGCCCGTAGGACCTTGAAAACCTGAAGGACCAGTTCCTCCTCCACCGCCTGCTACACCAGAAACACCTGTGGCTCCAGTACCACCAG